TATACGTCGTAATGTCGTTAAAATAAGTTGGGAAGGTGGTGCTATCGTTCCGTGTCAACACGCTTTGTTCGTCAATTCGAAAGTTCTTTTGGTCAATAAGCACTTCTTTAAAGACGAAACTCGGTATATTAGTGAAGGTCGACGTATCTACATTACACAACCATCTATTATTGATGGAGTTGACATAAATAAACAAGTTGTGGCAATTCCTGTCGACCAACGTCGTTACTTTCCAGATACTGATGTGGTTTTATGTACTCTATCAGTTGTTTGGCCGAATGTTCGGGATATTACTAAACATCTTGTTGATTCACGGAAAAAATATTCTAATAAGAATGCCGTGTTATTACATCGGGACGAAATGGGTGATTTAGGTGTGATTTGGAATGGCACGGTTATTAGTACGTCAATAGAGAATGATAACCCAATAAACTTATTTCAAATTGATTATAAAAAACATTTAGGTGTGTATCAAACAACGGCTAAGGGTGATTGTGGGAGACCATACTACATCCCTGGTGTAGGTGTAGTCGGGATACATTCAGCTATTGGTACTGATATGTCATATGGAGCTGCCACTGGTGTTCCCTCCTTTTCCACGGTTAAAACACCGGAACCTAATTATGTAGTCACGGCCGAACCCGCGGTTAACGACTATTGGCATAGTGACATTCCTTTGTTTAAACAAGCCGTCGTCGATGATCGTCCCATGAGTCACTTTGTGAATCGTACATCAAAATTGGTCAGGATAAATGATCCTCTGTTAGTCGAAGATGACGAATGTGACTTTTTACCAACCGCAAAGTTCCCATTGATTTATGAAGGGAATAAGATTGATCCATTAATTACTGGTTCACAAAAGTGGGATACTATGAAACAATCGGGTGTACCGATGCGATATATCCATACGTGTGTTAATTATATGATGGGGAAGGTAAAGGCCGATCCTAGTGCCAGATTGTTAACTCTGGATGAGACGATCAATGGGTTTGGTGATATGGGTCCTATTAAATTAACAACGTCTCCCGGTGTGTGGGCTAAATATTTTAGGTCGGGCAAGAAAGAGTTGTTCGACCCATTGCCTCAGGAATACGATGGAGCGTTAATGTTACCATTAAAGTATAAGTTTAGCGATAAGGCCAAGCATTTTGTTATACCGGGGTACGACAAATCGTTTGTCGCATTGGTAAGTGAAAAAGAAGAACAACTTAAACAAGGTTTGATTCCTCCATTTGTTTTTCTATCCACTTTAAAAGACGAATTGCGTAGTAAAGAGAAAGTCTCGAAAGGAAAGACACGAGTGTTCGAACAATCGTCGCTTGATTTTGTGCTGTTGTGTAGAAAATATTTCGGACACTTTATCAATTATTATCGCACACATGCTGGTTTCACTTTATACCATGGAATAGGCAGAGATAAAGAAGCCGTGTGGCATTTGTATGCTACGGGGTTAAAAGAGTTTTCACATCGCGGTCACTGTTTCGATTATAAAAATTTCGACGGTTCGTTGCCAGCTGAGTGTTACGAATTCTTTCGATTAGTAGTGGAAAACTATTATTCTACGTCAACAGAAGAGGAGCGTTTGGTTAGATTTGGTTTATTGACCGCTATGCAGAACGCTCTTCACATTATGGGAGATTTGGTGTTTGAATCAACCCAAGGTAATAAATCTGGTAATGCATTTACCGATGTATTTAATTCCATATCAAACACATTTTTATTGTGGATGTCGCACATTGCGCACCAAATAAATCATCTTGGGGTATACCCTACACTCGCACGTTTTGATAACGATGTGCGTATGTTAACTTATGGTGACGATGTCGTCATGGCTATGAAACAGTCCGCTGTTTCTGCTGGTTATGACGGTAAGTTTATCCAAGATATGTTATCAGAATTAGGTGTAGAAATTACATCGGCTGACAAATTGTCAGAAATAGAATCAAGCATGTCTATTGAAGACGTGACATTTCTTAAATCACCATTTATATGGGATGAACAATTCCATATTTGGAAAGCTCCACTGCCTATTGACAGTATAATAAGAGAGCTTAAATATCGCCCGAGTACGGCCGCAGTTAATGCGGACGACTTACAGGAGAGGTGCAGAAACGTGTGCCGATTCCTAGCCCACCACTCGCGCGAAGTATTTAACACTTGGGTGGGAAAATTAAAAGAAAGGGAC